AGAGACGAATACAGGAACGCCACCAACAGCACCAACCTGACCACGCAGGATGGTCGCGTTAGCACCGAACTTGTCAGCAGACACGAAGTTCGAGTCTTTCATCAAGTCGATGTGCTGCTTTGAGTGAACAACGATTCCAGCAAGTTCTGCTGGGTCGTACTCGTCACCGAACTGAGCGAAACCGTTGGTCAGAGTGTTCCAAGAGAGAACACCTGCGGTGCCGTCAAACGACAGAGGCGAGGTTACAGCAGTGCTTTCAGCAGCCGCACGGATGTCAGCGTCGAGCTTGCGAGAGATCGACAGTGCCAACTGAGTACGTGCCTGATCGTTGGGGCGACCGATAGCAGTCAGAACAGCAGTGTCACTGAGTTCGATTGCCTTACCGGTTTCCTTGATCGTGGCGGTTGCGTCACTCATGGTGAGTTTGGTGGTGGACATAGCCACGCCCTCAGTGAGATCTACAGCGTCACCGATGTAGTCGAACTTCGGGAAGTGAACAGTGTCACCGGGAGCGCCGACGAGCTGGTCGTCTGCGTCTGCCATAGGAACGAGAACAGCCTTACCAAGAACTGTCTCCATAACCGCATCTCCCCAGACTTCTGGAACGATGAGGTCGCTAGCAAGAGTTGTTGCCATTTTGGTGTCTACCTTTCAGCATTGAGGCGGTCATATTCCGCCCGGTTGGTGTTGTAGAGTTCGAGACGCTTTGCGTAAGGCATTGCGGCGAACTCTGCTTTGGTTACTGTCGATGCTCCTGCGGTTCCACCGTGCTGATCGACACCCGATGCTCGTGCTGCACCAGACAGTTTGAGCGTCGAATCCTTTGCGATCTCTTGTGAGATCACACTAGACAACTTACCAGCAAAGTCAGCCGATTCAATGTCAAGTGATTGAAAGTCGTTGTTTTTGGCGAGTTGGAACTGTAGGAAGTCAACACGTGCCGGATCGACACCTAACTTCCACGCCTCAGCGATCACAGCCGCGTCACGGCGAACGTTGACGATCTCTGTGCTTGCCTCAGTGAGTTTCGCAGTCGCATCTTCAAGAGTCAACTGTTCACCCTTACTAGCCGCCTCAGGGTCAAGTGCCTGAGTCAGAGTTGAGAGCAGTTCTTTTCGCGCCTCGTCTGCGGCGTTCTTTTTTGCCTGAATACGTTCGTCACCTCGTTCACGGCGAAGACGTTCAATCTCAGCACGTGCCTTAGCAGGATCGTTCCACGGCGAGTCATCAGACTCGTTTGACTGATCTACTTGTTCAGTCTTTGCCTCAGTCTTAGGGGCAATGTCAGACGGCTTAGGGGCTGGAGTCTGAGCGTCTGAGTCAGTTGCGTTCGCAACCTCGTTCTCAGATGATGCAGCCTCTCCCGTAGTGCTGTCAGTCGCGGTCAGTGTTGATTCACTCACAGTTTCTCCTTGTGTTGGTGTCACTTCGTTTCGGTGACAGCAACATCATACCGTGAGAGTTAGTTACTTAGGTTGATCTCACGCATAGCATCGACACGATCAAAGTTCTCTGTCATCGGTAACATGTCGATCACGCCAGTCTCTTTGTCAACGAAAGTGACAACGTTATTGATCAACATCTTTGACATGTCTCCATCAACCATGAACTCTCGTGTGTTCCACGGCACCATGAAGTAACGATCATCCTCAAACCCGTTTGGTGAGACGTATGGTGTGGCATCGACATCCCAGATCTTGATCAGACGTGTCAAAACTAGATCTGCGGCTTGTTCATAAGTAAGCATTATGTCCTCGTTAGGAAGTCTTTCATCAGTTTGAGTTTCTTTTCTAAGTCTGCTCTGGTCGCCTTGTCTAGTTGATCAACAGTGACATTGGCAACAATTCGTTTCATCGTGTCAGGTTCAGTCACCGCAAAACCAGACATTTCAGCCCGAACAGTGTCGATCATTGCTAAACGTTGTTCGATTCTAACGATACGTTCACGAACATAAGCCGCAGATCGTGGAATTTCACGTTCAGCCGCGATCTCAGCAAGACGTTCAGGTGTTGATTCCTCAACGATGTCAGTCAGAACTGAGTTTGTAGGAACAAGATCATCAACTCGCATGATGCTCGCAGACTTTATGTCAAGACGTTTGATGTAGCCCTGTGCCTCATCGAAAGATGTGATCAGTTGACCCTCATGGATGACGATATTGCCGTCAATCTTTTCAATGTTGAAGATGTGACCGCTGCCGCTGAGTTGTCCAGAGATGAAACCTCGTGCGCCATCTTCCCAGTCAGCAGTGAAGTTTCGGATCTTCGTGACCTTAGTTCCGCCCTCGATCTCTTGAAAACGAGTCATGAAACGAACCTTGCCGTCAGCATCACGCCACTCTGTCGCAGTCTCAGAGTTGTAACGACCAACAGCACCACCGATCGGTTTAGCGATCACGTCATAACCACGGGCGCGTAACTCAACGGCGTTGACTACGTGAGAGCAGTTCATATTGAACTCGCCGTAAACGTTTGGAATGTTGCCAATGTTTCGACCGGGGTTGGCACCAACCAAAACCTCAGACACAGGCAAAGGCTTGTCTAATCGTTTCACTTTTGACAGATCAGCCACGTCATAACGACCGCCCACAACCGTCACAGGCACGTCTGGCTTAGGCATAGGCGACGTTTTAGCCTCAGTTCGAGTCTTAGTGTCAGCCTTGTAGTTCTCACGTGCCAAACGGACAGCCTCACGATCACCCGGCATAGCAAAACGACCACTGATCTGTTCACGAGCAGACTGTCGTTTCAGATAAGGGTAAGTGTCAAGATGATCACGCATCTGTGCCTGTAAAGCCTCAACCTTGAGATTCACCGCACCAACGGTGTCAGGCGATGCCCCAGCAGCCTCAAGTTTCGCCTTTCTGATCTTGTTCTCCAAAGAACGTTGATACTGTTGCGCCCTATAACCGTCTTCATCCCACGGTGGTCGATCAAGAATCTTCGGATCAGTCGCGCCCGGAATGTAGGCACGTAAACGACAACGACAATTCGGGTGTTGAAAGCCGTCAGCACGAGCATCAGACAATGACCCGTCGATCTCAACATAAGTCGTTCCGCCATTGACTAGATCAGGCACTTGAGAACCGTAAAGAGTCTGTGGTGTCGTGTCACGAGTGAGAATCGATCTTGCCCACCTGTCACAGATCGCACAGGGTCGTGGACCGGGTTGAACAACGACCAGATCAAGATGGTTTCTGTCTAGGACAGCCTCATAACCACGAACAAGTGCTTGACGTGTTCCAGTTCGAACAGCCATTTCCGTGTAGTTAGGCAGAGTCCAGTTGCGCCCAGACTGATCAGTGAACTCAGTCAAGCCACGTTTCGCCAAAGAATCGACAGCCTCAACAGTTGCCTGTTGTCTAGTCATGCCACGTGTCAGTGTTGACTTGATCACATCAGACACTTTTGTTCGATAAACGTCTTCCACGTTCCTCAAAACTTGCCTCTGAGCAGACTCAATGCCTTTTTGAATGTCCTGTTCGATCTGTTGAACAGCGATCAACTGTTGAGCAGGGGGCAGTTTCTCTGGTGTCAGAGCAGTGCCTATATCGGCATAGGCAGATGTGGTTGCCTCTTTGTAAGAATCACGAACTTGTTTCTCAAAATAGTTAGCCACAACAGGGTTGACCTGTTGAAACACTTTGAACGCCTCAGCACGCAACGCCTGTACCTGAGCAAGTTTCACAAGTTGATACTCAGGAACGTCAAGATCTTTCAACAGGTAAGACTTGACTGTTTCAAGCAAACGCCTCTCAGCGTTGAAGTACGCGACAGAAACGCCGTGTGCTAACTCATCATCAACGATCATGATCAGGCAGTCAGGCTAAGACCAGAACCACCCATGCCGAACGTCAACGGGTCAACGACAGACGATTCGTTTTGAATCCGTTCGATCTCCGCGTCAATCTCACTGTCATCCCAGTCAGGATGTAGCACAGACACACGAACACGTAGAGACGATGCCTCAGCACTTTTCATGATCGCTACAGTCTCAGCAAGGAACTTGAGAGAATCTTCAGCAGGGGGTGGAACTTCCATCTTCACAGGCAACGGAGTGATGCCAGATTCAAAGTATTCAGCATCTATCTTGAGCAAAGACTCAAGCAGTTGTTCAATGTTCTGCCAGTAACGAAGTTTCTTCATACGTGTAGAGAGTGAACGCCCCTCACGTGCCTCAACCTCAGTCGCAGTGATCGCGGCTCCAGCCTCATAATCACCCATCGACTGTGGCGAATATCCAGCGGCTTTTATCGCCTTAGAGGTGAGCAGTTCGATCGCGGCAATGTGTTCTTGAACACGTAGAGCAAACTGAACCTGAGTGATCGGAGTATTCTCTCGATCGGTGGGTTGCATCTTGAGTTTCGTGAAGATGTGCTGATCAGTGTCGAACTCGACACCCTTACCGGCACCCTTACTGTCAAGCATGTAATCTGCCACGATTAGGCGAGAACGACCGTCATCGATGTCACGCATCAGTGATGTGTAAGTCTTATCGATCGCATCGAACAGAGAGATCACGCCGGGGGTGAAGTCTGATCGACCCACGTTCGAGTTACGATCAAGCGCGTCAGGCAACATGTTTGGGATGCTGATCGCCGTCTGTGCATCAGGCACAGTTCTGATCGCACCGTCTTGATCAACAAGTTCAGCAAGGTAAGCGGTACGTGATGAGTCAGTCAACGGCACTTGAATACCAAGATTGCCCTGAGTGCCTTTGTAAAGACCATGATAGATCAGACCACGTTCGTGACGTTCAAGGTGATACCAACGTTCCTCACCGTCACGTGCCACTACAGACCAGAACGTGACAGCAACGAGTTGACCCCATTGATATTCAGGCACAACAGCATCAGCATCAACACGAACGATCACAGGCGTTGATCGTTGAGACTTATCCCAAGCGATCTTGAAAGCAGTAGAACCTAGAGCAGACGAAACCTCAGCAGCGGCGAGCAGAGTCGAATCGAAACCACACTGATCAAGCAGAAAGTCGAGACGTGCCTGAGTCTTTCGAACAGTTTCCTCTTGAGCAGGGTTTGGCGTGCCGTCTGCCTGAAACTCAGTGAACTGGACAGTGAACTTAGGTGTCTTCGAGAACAACAGTTCAGAACTGATCGTTGCGATGTCCTGCGCTACAGGAACGTGCATCTTGTCATCGACCTGAGTCGTGTCTACACGCCCCCAGAACCAACCAAAGACGTTACTGATCGCGCCAGCCAATCCAGTACGTGTGCGACTGGTGTGAAGATCACCGCCATAAATATTTTTGAGACGTTCAGGATCACCACCGTACCAAGCAGAGTTGATACGCATCCGTGAATAACGTTCAGTGTGTTCTTTTGGAGGCCATGCGGAGCCGTTTGCGGGTAAAGCCATTAGTCAGATTCCCTTTCGACAGTCTCGATACTGTTTGCTGGTGCGAGTGTGATCTGATCCCGCCAAAACACTCTGCTTGTGTAGACAGCATACCGCAGGGCATCAACTTCGTCATCGTCTTGCTTGATCGGTGCTGTCGTGCCTCGTTCTGTTGCGGCACTATCCCAACGATAGCCGGGGATGCCCCGAATTAGGTTGTGACACGTCTCAGAAACGAACAATGTTCCAATGGCGAGCAGTGAGGCGACAGTTTGAATACCCGGCAGAACGGCGTTGTGGGCGTTCATGACGTTGTTCATGCCGTCACTGAACAGTTGTTGTTTGAATACAGCAGCCGCAGGGTCTACAGCGATCCAGTCAGGTGTTCTCCATGACTCAACTGGCTGATCTTGTAACCATTGCCTAAACATTGCCGCATGTTCACCCACTGTGGCAGTGTCAGGGGCAAACTCAGACAACACGATCAACACAGGGCGTTTCACAGCGTCTTTAGCGAGTTCATCACATCGTTCACCTGTTATGCCACTGACAACGATCTGACCAAGCCCAAGCAGGTACGCCCTAGTGCGGTGTGTAGTTCCGTAGTCGAGTGCCGCGATCATTACACGATCTATCTGTGGAATGTCACTGAACTTGATCACGTGACGTTCTGGATCCCATTCTTGATAAACAGCACCCTCAGCCGCAACCCATTCACCAAGAATGAATCGTCTGTACCACAGCCCCGTGTATTCACGTTTCAGAGCAGACTTGTAAGACTCTGACAGTCCGGGGTTGTCATCCATGTTGAAGTGTTCAACATACCAGTCAGGGAACTCGTTGATCTTGTCGAGATAGGTTGCTTTTAGCCAGTGTGTTGGTGAGTCTGGGTTTGTTGTGGCGAACAGTTGCGCCCCTGCTACAGACATACGACCGAGCAGTTGGCGGAAAAAGTCTTGAGGCAGTGTTGTCAACTCATCGACATAAGCACCTGCCACTGTCATGCCTCGAATCTTTGATTCAGCCTTAGCGTCTGAGGCACCGATGATGTGAACTGTTCGACCGAAGATCTGTGCCGTTGGTGCGCCCTGTCTGTAGTGAACGAACGGCGTGAACACTCGAAGTGTGTCATCGTTCTCCAAAGGTTCGAAGACGTTTCGAAAGATCGAGTCTCGTGACTTGCCCACCATGATCAAAGCACCGTTCGTGGGCGCGTCTGATGCCATGAACGTGAACCATCTGATCAGAGAGACATAAGTCTTTCCTGATCTGATCGATCCCTCAAGTAGATTCACACGACGGTTGCACTTCGCTAGGGCGTGACGTTGTTTGAAACTCAGAGGCGTAACTGACTTAGAGATCATCGTCATCACCGCCATTGATCACGGCATCGTATGTTTCTGCTCTGAGAATGATCTGTGTAGCCTCAAGCAGACCTATCGTGATGTAACGAGACTGTGTGACTGGTGTTGTCATCATCACGAGATCTTGAGAGTCTTCATTGAAAGACACACCGGCACTGATGATCACCCAGTGTTCGACATGATCAGTGTCATCTTCATCTTTCAGATGTTCAACAAGGGCGCGTTCGAGAGCATCAAGCGTCTGTTGACTCATCGATCACCTCAACAGTGTCAATCTCAACGATCTGTTCAGAATCATCCAACTCATTGACAGCAACACTCAAGAACTGAGCCAAAACATGCTTGACTTCCTCAACACCGTTGTCAGTCGTGTTCTCAAACAGACCAGTCATCTCAGCACGAAGACGCTTGATCTTGATCATGCGATCAATCGCTTGAAGATCACCCTGTGCCAGACGGCGAGCAAGCGCACGTTCAGCAACGTCAAGAGACTCAAGTTCTAACGCACGAAGTTCTTTCGCAGCCTCACGAGGTATCTTGTCCAATTCACGCTTAGCCGCAGTGTAAGCCGCACCCTTAGAGGCGTAACCACACTGTTTAGCGATCTCATCCCACGGAACACGCATCGCCCTCAAACGAAGTGCTTTCTCTGCTCGTTCTGCGGCGTTGATTCTGAATTGAGTTCTACTTGCCATGAGTTCCATTCGTGGTCTGTTCCATCAGTGTACCTGTGACGGGAACAAACTAGGAACGTTCTTGCCTTTACAGAGCAAAAGTGTGCCTTTTTGGTTTACTTTTGACGTGTTTCAGATCGTTCGTTCTGATTACACACTGAACACTTTGATGATGTGCAGTCGATACAGATCTCTGGGTCAGTCACTTGTTTATTTCTTTCAGAGCTTGTTCAGCGAACAGGTGATGTCTGAGACACTTTTCGCTGTGAGTCATTCCGTGGTTGTTTATTCGTTCAATGATCTTGATGATTCGTTCTTGTTCGTCTTTCTTGAACACGGCAGAGGCGAGGTTGATCACTCGTTCTCGTTCTTTGATCAGCCACAGATCAAAAGAGTCAGTGTTCTGTGTCAGACCGTACCAAGCGGCTCTGATGTCTTCGGTGGATGCCTCATAAGCCATGATCAAGACTCTTTCAGCTTTTGAATGTCTTGTTTGATCTTTGCCAGCATCATGATCTTGCCTGTGACTAAGCCTTTACCGCCTAGTGATTCCATGCTTGGGATCATGTTCTCGCATGTGAGTTGGTGACTTTGAATGATCTCTAACACTTCGTTGATCGCGCCGATTCTGATCCGTTCACCGTGTCTAATGAACGACATGATGTCTTTGTCTGCCTGTTCGCAGTGTTTACAGATTGCCATTGTGTGCCTTTCGTTTTGAGAGTTTCTTGATCACAAGAATCAAGCCTGTGGATAAGTATGTGGACAGATACACGATCGTGAATGTCAAGATCAAGACGGTGATCATTGTGATGCTCGTGCTTTCTTGTCTGCGATCTGTTGTTCACGTTCAAGTTCAAGCGTTGAGAATGATCTGCCAGCCATTTTCTTGTTGAAGTGAACAATGTTGTTGGCGACAATGCCGATCCGTGTCGTTGGTAACAACACACAGAGCAGATCGTTGTCGCCTTGATCGCTGTAACCGGCGAACTCAAGAGTGTCCATGTTGGCAAACACGTCTGCGTGACGTTCAGTGTCTTTGTCGATTAGATGATCTTCCTTGCCACCCATTGAATACACCCAACGGAAGTTGACGGGTGCTTTGCCTTGAACGTGTTCACGGAACATCGTGACATCTTTTGTGTAGGCGTAGAACAGAACATCTTTGAACGTTTCTGCGATCTCAAGCCATGCTTTCAGATACTCGACTGAGTAAAAGTCTCCACTGTCGTGAATACGAACAGCCGCACCGCCGTTGATTCGCCAGTTTTCTGCCCACTCATCAAGTTCGAGATCATATTCGGGCAGACGTTCCTCACCGTTTGGTCGAAACTTTTTGTGTGACAGTTCAAGCATCATTGAACGTTTCCAGTCAGCCAACTCATCAAGAGTCATTCGAAGATTACGTTCATGCGCTCCTCGAACGTTCTTGAACATGTAAGTTCCGTTCAAGGCGTAACAGAACTGGGCGCAAGCACCAGCCTTAGGGCAGACGTTCATTGTTCTGCCGTCTGTGAGACGTACCGCGAACGCTGGGAGAGTCCAGTTCCAGATTCGATCTGCTTTCAACTCACTGTTCTGGCGGAGCAGAGGTTTGTTCGTCATGACAACACCAACCGTCTGGTGATGTTCAGCAGATCAAGCCACTGGCGTGCCTGTAGCATCTTGATCTCATCACGTTCTCGACTCTTTCGAGTGTCTTTCATTGTCTTGTTGAGTTGTTCGTTCACGATCTCACCCAGTTGATCAACGGCGAGCAGTCCGATCGCGTGAATCAGAGTCTTGTCATCGTGTACCACGCGCATCATTGATTGAATCTGTGCGCGTGTGTTCATTGTTGCGATCAACAGGCGTTCGTTCTCATCGTTGAACATTGGTTGCTCAGAGAGTTCACGTTGAATGTTCTTGATCAAGCGATCGTAAAGTTTCATCTGATCACGTAACTCATCAGCGACAACCTTTGCCATCGAGTTGAATCGTCTGCCCATGATCATGTTGCGGAAGTCTAGATCCATTTCAGTCTCCAAGAATGTCGTGTGTCATGTCGATCGCTGATCTGTAAGTCATTGATCTCATTGCTTTGCGATCATCAATCATCGTGATTGCGATCAGTAGTTTGTTGATCTTGTCTTGATTACGTGTTCGATCTTTCATCAAGATCTTGATCGCGCCCTTGAAACGATCCTCAGGCGATGCGGCACTTAGATCTTTCACTGGTCATCTCCAAACACGATCTCATCAAACGTTGGTTCAATTCGTTTGATCTCACGTTGGATGTACCAGATCGCTTTTCGAAGATCTTCGATCTCAGCCTTAGGATCTTTCGCCCCAGCACGTGCAATGTATTTCACGGCGTTACCACGACAAAAGTTCAACTGTTCAGTCAACTGAATGACTTCGATGCCCTTGAATCGTGTGTAATGAGCAGGGTGATTGATGTTGTCTGCCATGATCTACCAACTTTCACATTCGTCACAGTCACGATCACACTCGTTGACATCTGTCTCAAGCATGTTACAGACGAACTCCCAGATCTCATCCTCTGTCGCCTCTGATCGTGTCTCATCTTTGATCGCATCAGCACATGTTGTGTCTACACAGACAAAGTGATCCTGCAAGATGCTCATTCTCGTTTGGCGAGTGTTGATCTCCACACAGAAACCGTCTTCATCATCAACAGTGATGCCGAAACCGTAGTTCTGTGCCAGTTCGTGTGCCTTTTGTTCAAACGTTGTCATGATGTTCTTTCTAAAAGATTGAGGCGGTCAACTCAAGGGGGGTAAGTTGACCGCCTCTGCCAGTAAAGTTTTAGGCTGCTCGGGGTGCCATGATCTTGTAAGGGAATTTTGTGATCTTTGAGGCATCGAAACTTGCGAATGTGTGATCTGGTGCGATCACGTGGACAGTCTCAAGAACAGTTCCGTCATCATCAAGAATGTCAACGATGAATGGCTTTTCGTCTGCTTTGGTGTAGGTGGTGGTCTTGATCATTGTCTTGCCTTTCGTGGGAGTGAGTGTTACTTGATAGATACAAAGTTACACTGTTATCCGGCAAAGCACAACATCATTCGATAGCGTGTTTTTGTTGGCGTGTCGCAGATCACGACCTGATCAGTATTGAAACGAAGTTACACGATCGCTAGATCAGAGAACTCGCCCTCAGCGGTGACCATACTGATCGCGCCCTGTTTAGACATGTCACCTGTCTTGTGTCTCCACCACGTTGACTCGCTTTCAAACGTAGGAACACACAGAACAAGACGATCACGTTTTGATTGAATCGAGAACTCGTGTTCATGTCCATGAAGTAGAAACTGAGATGCGGCAGGTGCTTGCCAGTTGAACGTCTGTCCAGCCCACCACGTCATTGACTTGCCACGCGCCCACTGATGTCCGTGTGCCATTGTGAACACAGACGATCCGATCTCACGAGTGATGAAACTTTCATCCTTGTTAGGCACGAATATCTTCACGTGATCGTAGCGATCAGGGTTGAGTTTCAGAGCATCTGAGAGAGCAATTGCTGACTCTGTGGCGTGACCATCGTCTGCGCGTGTCGTGATGTTTCGTTGAACGTCATCGTGGTTGCCGTTGACAACATCACTTTCGATCTGTTCGACCAGTGGAGAGATCTCATCGATCGCATAGAGCATAAGTCTGCGGAATACGCGATACTGTTCCGTGACAGTCAGTTCAGTTCGCCACATGTTACGACCGCCCTGTGACTGATTACCCTCGCCACAGTCACCAAGCCAAGCGATATGTGCTTTCCCGATCTGTCGTGATTGAGATAGCCGTTTGAGTTCTCGTTTTCCGTTCTCAATCGAAGACACGACACGATCAACGATGCCGTCTGTGCCATCACCATCCATCTTGCCTAGTTGAGTATCGCCAAACAGCAGATGATGTGTTCCGACCCCTGAACTCTTTTCGACTGATCGTCTTTTGCGTTTGATCAGTTTGATCAGATCTTCAATGTTTGCTTTTGCGATCACAGGTTCAACAGCGAATCGATAAAACCATGTGCCACGAGTGACGGCATATTTCTGTTCCGAATCGTCACGAGTCCAGCCAGCCGTGTTGTGTCGCATCTCAACGAGACGAACACGATAGCCGGGGGCAACCGCACCGCCGTTATCGATAACAAACTGTGTCCAGTCATCCTCTGTTTCCAGTTTCACTGGCACTGTGGCAGTGATCAGTCTGGTGTCTGAGTCATGTGGCGCGTGTTCTTGAGTAAAGTTCCAGTCACGCGATCGTGACGGCTTAGGTTCGATCACAGACGGCTGTGACAGTGCCTCTGTAAGTTTCATGCCTCGCCGCAACTCTTACAGCGACCAATTCGATGATCATTGACACGTTCACGCCCTACAGGACAACCTGCGAGTTGTAACTTGTGAGTCAGTGAAGTAGTCGAGATGCTGCGATCAGCAAACGCCTCGATCAAAGATTGAAGATCTTCCTCATCAAGAGTGTTTTTCCAGTCTCGAAAAGCACACTTGTGGATTCTCTTTTGCTTGTCGTTGAGAACATCTGTCAACTTACCCATGTCACCCCTTTTCGGTTGGCTAACTCTCAGCCTAGCGTTTAGAGTTTCATTTTCTGGTTATCTGAACGAGATGATCAGAGCAGTGATCAACAGTGTCATGTTGACAACCGCTAAAACACCGGCAAGTGTCATCAAAAATAGATCGACACGTTCCTGTTTTCTTGATCTGTAGACATAACTCATTGTGAGATCTTTCTTCCACCGCCAACGCCACGACCGGGTCGCCTTGATTCCCAGCGATCAATAGTCGATTCACGCCACACAGGCGAACGACCAAAGACGGCATCAGGTTTAGGCAGATCTCCGGGGCGAACGTTGTCTTCCTTGCGATTCTTTTTAGCACGTTGATAGTAGACACGTATCGATCCGATACTTACGTCAATTCGCTCTGCAATGTCAGCGAGCGTCAATAGCGTTGTTCTAGTCATAGAAACATCTTAGCAGTTGAAACATAAGTGAGGGGCAGGTTTCCCTGCCCCTCGTTGCTTATGCGAGAACAGCGAACGCCTTTTCTTTCAAGTTTTGAATTGGCTTTGAGATGATCGTTCGATTCGCACGTGCTACTTCGAGACTAGCGTGAGTGTTTCGCACACCCATGTAGTGATCGGTGTATTCAGTAATCGCCTGATAAGCCCCCCACTTTGTGCCAGTAATTCCACCCATTGTCGGCGCGTCACGATAGATCGACATGATGTTCGAGACGTGTTCGATCGCGGTGTTCTCCTGTCGCTTGCTGGTGGCAACGTCAAGATCAAACAGACGTGACACGATCGACTGGAACTCATCATCGTTGATCTTTTCAGCGATCATACGTTCTGCCTCGTTCTCAAACTCATCGAGGTACTTGAAAGTGAGATCAAGTGCCTGACGTGCCTCAGCGATCACACCAGTTGCTCCCTTTACGTGACGAACAGAGAACGTGCTTTTCGCTGCGGCGATCGCTGCGGCTTGAGTGTTTGCACAGACAACACGGATCGGGGTAACGGCGAATCGGAATGAACTCGTTCCATCGTGAGAGTTGAAAGCAACAAGATACTGTTCTACGGCATCCTGACCGCCCACCTGCATCGTGTGAGGCATCTTCATTGAGATGAAAGTCTCACGACCGCCACGAAGTGAACCAGCAGTCTCAAAGTGTGCGCCTGACTCATCGACAATGGCGTTCAACAGTTCAACGTGGCTTTCGTTCTGAATTGGGGTGTAAGAACCGCCAACCACGCCCAGATACTCAGTCGATCCGGTAACAGGGTTGGTGTAGACAGTAGCGAATCGGTTAGGAATTGCGATCTCGTTGCCGTTCTCAAACGCCTTGATCTCTGTCTTGCGAACGTTCCAGTTGGCGAGATGTGCCTTTTCAAGTGCTGTCTCAGCATCAAAGGTGCTGTCTAGAGTGACACCAAGTTTGTGCCAAGCGTCTTCGTGTGCTGAGACGAAACTGTGAATCGATGGGGCTAGTTCGTTGAGTTCGTGTGCCATGATGTGCCTTTCGGGAGTGTGTCAAACGTTTGTTTGATAAGAACAAAGTTACACACTTCCAAAAGGCGTGTCAAGTAGCCAACTCAATCAGTAAGCAACAAGACTGACCAGACGATCATCTTTCTCGCCAGCAAACTTGAAACCAGCCGTGATCCTGTTCGTTGAGATCGTCTTCAAACTGGGTCCAAGTTTGCTTGTTGATCCCGGTCTGCCCACACGTGACGGCTTTCGCGCCATCACCCAGTCACTAGATCTGTTGAACGAATGAATCAACGCCGGGTGACTGGTCGTGATGTAGACACTTCGACCAAGTTGTTTATACGCGCCACACAGAACACGAGTGAACACACCTGCCAGCCCGATCCCCTGAAAGTCAGGCAAGATCACAAGGCGAGAGATACGCCAAGCGTTCTTGAGTTGGGCATGAGGCAACGACAGAATGGCACACAGAGCCGCAGGTTGATCATTGATCAACGCCACAAACACAGCCGCGTTCTTTACAAGGTTGTGATCTAGATAGTGATGTCTACTGAACCACTTCCATGCCTCATGAGTTGATCGGATAATTTTGAGGTTGACTTGTGGGCGGGGTTGAACCGACCCCCAAGAAAACTTGCCCGTTGCCGGTTCGAATATCCAGTCAGGTTGCAGCCAGTCCTCGACATCGTAGTGACACGTCACAGCGACCATTTTCTGACCACGAGATCTCACAGTCTTTGCGATCGCATGAGAACCGATCTGAGCAACTGTTCGATCAACAACAGACGTGAACTCATCCACAACGGCGAGTTCTTTCTGTTCTGCCAGTAGTCGCGCCATAGACACACGAAACTTTTCACCGTTGGACAACTGTTCGAATGATCTCAGCCACGCAGGGGGGCTAGAGAAACCCACACTCGACAACAAAGCAGTGATGTCTTTGATCGTCATGTCTTTCGGGAAGTCATCAACAATTGAAGTGTCACGCCCCCACACCATCTGATCAAGAGCATCCAACTCTTTGCCAAACATGTTCTTTGCCACTGTAGTTTTGCCAGCGCCAGATGGACCAACGATCAGCCCCACGTTCCAGTCTCGCCCGTCAAGATCAGGGATGTCGAACGGAATGTGAGTCACTGACTTTTCAGCAACATCAATATCAAACATGCCCTCGATCTGCATCACACGTGGTGATCGCTGGATGCTTGATTCAAGCACGATCTCTTTAGACAACGATTGCCCTCACTTTCAATCCCTCAGATGACAACTTGATCAGTAGATCTTGCTGTTGGAACTCGTTCTCACACTCGATCACAACTTCGTACTGTTCGCCAAAGTTCTGTTCACGAGTGTTTTCTGGTTCATCGTCTTCGATGTCCATGAGATCACCAAGCAGTTCATCAAGATCTTTTGATGAATAACCTGTTCCCTCTAGATCAGGAAGTTCGTGAAGTAGTGACAACAGAGCATCGTTGTCATAACTTGCCACATCGTTTGATCTGTTATCAGCCAACACAATACGCAGAGCAGAGTCACGATCAACATCGACAAACACGACATCGATCTTTTCCCAGCCAAGCGATTCAGCAGCCGCAAGTGTGTGATTACCGGCAAGAACCTCGTTCTGTTTGCCAGTGTGTGTTCCCTTATTCACAACGATCGGTTTGAACTGACCGTTCTTTTCAAGAGATTCAGCGATCAGTGAGACGTTTCCTTTTCGGGCGTTACCCTCAAACTTAGCCAACTCATTGATCTTGATTGATTCAACTTTCAACGACATGATTCCTCTTTCATAAAAAAGTGAGATGGTCGCCCACTCCCATAGGCGACCATCTCAGCCGAGCATTGACAACCCGGCGTTCCTGAATCGGTAACGAAAGGCGAACCCGATCCAGTAGTTCTGACAATGTTTGTCTCACAAGAACATGCTAGCAGTTCCAGTGATCACGTTGTCACCGTTATTTAGAACGGAGTGTCATCCGCAGGGATCTCCACAGCCCCCGGCGGAACCGCCCAAACATCGTTACTGTCAGAGGCAGTTGTGTTGCCCTTTTTGACAGGTGAGGCGATGTGATATTTCAGCGATGCCCCAATATCCTCAACATCGAGTTCAATCGAGGTTCGCTTTTCACCCTCTTTAGTCTCGTAACTCTTTTGCTTGAGAGAACCAACAACAACGACACGAGAACCTTTGATCAAAGATTCAGCGATGTGTTCGCCCATCTCTCGCCAAGCAGAACAGCGAATGAACAGAGGATCTCCGTCTTTCCACTCGTTCGATTGCTTGTCGTAGATTCGTGGCGTACTTGCCACAGTGAAGTTAGCGACAGCCAATCCATTCTGAGTCCAGCGCAGTTCTGGGTCAGCGGTCAAGTTTCCGATCATTGTGATCGTGGTTTCATTACTCATTTTGATTCCTTTCTCGAATCTGTTTCACGTTGCTTTTATTACTGTTGAGCCAGTATGCCCTCACGCATGATCTTTCGTGTGCAAGGTTCGATGACTCGTTTCTCAAGACCACCCATTGCCAAAACACTGACAGGCAGTCTGTCTTGTGCGTTGGCATAGGTCGTCATGATCTTTTTGGTTGGGCGATCTCCGAGAGTAGAGACAGTTCCTCTGATCAATGCTTTACGCATCACGATGATCACAGCAGCAATGTCACGAAGACTCTCGACCTTTTTAGGCATCGAGAATCGCCTTGATCTGAGATGTCAGAATTGCTGGTTCAACGCCATAAGACGATAACGCAACAACACGATCAGTCTCATTTACAAGAGAACGCAGTTTGCTGATCTTCAAAGACAACTCTTTCGCAGTGTCTTCGGCGTTCTTGAGTTCCTGTTCCACAACAGGTGGAGTGATATGAACGATCTGTTCCTCAACTACTTCGACAGTTTCAACTGGTGAAACATTCTCAGTGTTTGCTTTCTTTGTAGCCATTTTTTCCTCTTTTCTTTATTGCGACCACGGCGCGGTCGTAACCCTTGCGAATTGCCCTTCCCAAAGCAACGTCACTTTTCCAGTAGACCCGTGCCTGTTCTTAGCAATAACAACATCAAGTTCATCACTAGGTTGTTCAAACTCATCCATGCCTCGCTGTAACAGCAACACCACGTCAGCATCTTGTTCAATAGAACCAGACTCACGCAGATCACTCAAAGTTGGCAGTCTACGCGCCCCGTGACGTGCCTCACTTTCACGATTCAATTGAGACAATGCGATCACAGGAACGTTCAACTCACGTGACATGATCTTCAATTGTCGTGAGATCTCTGCCACAGTTTCATGACGTGGCTTTCTGGAGTCAGTTCCCGTGATCAGTTGAAGATAGTCAACAACGACAGCAGACAACTCGCCACGTCTCGACACAGACCGTGCGAACGCCTTGATCTGTGTGATCGTGACACCTGATCTGTCATCAATGAACAACGGCATTTTCTGGATACGTGGTCGAAGTTCATCGATCATGCCCCACTCAGATGGTGTCAACACGTTCTTTGTCAACGAAGACATGTGAATTGATCCCTTGAGAGAAAACATTCTTTTTGTGAGATCAGAACTGTCCATCTCAAGAGATGAAAACGCAACATGACCATGACGAGCAAGACCAACAGCCGCCTGTAAACCCATGATCGTCTTTCCCGATCCGGGTCTAGCACCAATGACGTAAAGAGCGCCGGGGCGAAAACCATTGATCAACGCGTTGATGTCTCTCCACGGTGACTCAACAAAACGAGGTTGTTCTTTCAGCCGTTTGATAACATCATCAAGATCATCACCAACAGATGAGATCTCAATTCGAGCAGACGATGCGGCACGATCAATCTCAGCACGAGCATTTTCGGCTAACTCAAAGGCATCACCCTCATTGTTTGCCTCACTTACGATTCGAGTTCCAGCCTCAATCAATCGTCTCTTGATCGCACCCTGTTTGACCACATCAGCGTAATAACCGGCGTTTGATGCGGTTGGAACATCAGATGACATCATGTGAAGTTCGCCAGCACCGCCGATCTTAGCCAACTCATTCATGCGATCAAGTTCAGCACTCACACTGATCGCGTCAGTTGGTTCGTTTCGATTAGCCAACGCACTGATTGCTCTGAAAACTGTCTCGTGTCGCCAGTCAGCAAAGTCTTGAGGGTCAAGAATGTCTAAAACATCCCAGACAGCAGACTTCGACAGCATCATTCCGCCGAGAACAGATCGTTCGTGATCATTCACTAACGTTCCAGCAGGGGCAACGTTGTTCATATCTTCATGCCTTTCAGGGAGTCGAGCCAACCAGATTCATTCTTCCGGCGTTCGTATTCATCGACTGTAACACCACGGGCAGACAACCAGTCTTCCATCTGTCTGCGTCGTGTGTCGTTTTCCTCAGACTTAGGCTTTGAGTTGGCTGATTCATCTTCCCACTTACGATCACGCAACCACCCAGCAGGTAACTTGATGAACTGAGGATCATCGTGACTCACAGTTTCGGCGTATCGTTTCGTGGCATCAATTAGATCTTTCAACTCAGGCAAAAGTTTACGTTTACGCCAAACTTCCCAAGCCTTGAACGCATCACCTTTTGACTGTTTGCGTGGATAGATCTCCCACCACTGTAAGAACGCCTCAGAGTAAAGATCTTTCTTGTTCACTTGTTCGACTTCGTTGAACAAAAGTTCTTTATTAGGTTCGGGTTCGGGTTCGGGCTTGACTGTTGCTTGATTTTTGCTTGGCGTTTGCTTGAGTTTTGCTTGAACAGATGCCTTTCCGCCTAGTGAACCTGCGGCTGATCTTATTCGAGACTTGTTCTCCAATTGTTCACGAGTTGGCTGATACTTGTTCCAGTTGTGAATCTGAACACTATTCAAGTCATGTTCAATCCACATGCCAACATCAACCAGAATCTCTCTGATCTCAGCCGTGCAGCACAGTTCCTCAAGAATGGAATTAGGCACAATGCCGTCTTTCATTTCGTGAGCAGACCACACACCAACAGATAACCAAACGCCTAAAACTTCGGCGCGTTTTGAACGAGGAATTGACATCACTTTGCTTGATGTCAGAAAGCCATCGTCAACTTTGAACCATGCCATTACTAACTTCCAATTATGTCTAGCGAAACGAGAGTTGAAAGAGCGTCACGATCAGAGATCATCAGTCTTCGCCCCTCTCGATCATGTAACACCCAAGCAGCCCCAAGATCGGGAGCAAACACACGCACAGGCACATTCTCTGGCAGATGCCACGAGTGAACTAGATAACCCAATTCGTATGATCTCTGAACGTGACTGTGTACCCAGCCGTGACATCCTGTAGTTCCAGAGCCACACAACAAGATCAGATTAGCCGTGCTGTGATCACCAAAACGTCTCAGTTGACGGTGGTGACGTGAACCACCATCAATCGACTTGCCACATCTCGCACACAAGAACTGTTCTCTCTGATCAACTGAGTCACAAACCTGACGTGTAGGTTCAACCTTAGCCTTAGCCATCACGATCCGATTCCCATGTGACCTGATGCTGAGAACATCTGACTGATCGTCTTGTTGATCGTCTGCCACGCAGACAATTCAGACTCAAGTGCTTTCATCTGTCGTTCAGCGTACTTGAACGCAACTTCGGCATCATCACGAGTCTTTCGTTCTGTCTCTGTGGCGATCTCAGCCGCAAACTTCTTTTCATGAGCCGCACCTGCGTGTCTCATATACGCCTTAGCAAACGCCAGATCATAAAGACGTTCCGCCTCACGATACGTTCCAAGACGATCAGAAACAACTCTCACCCCCTTAGAGATGTTGTTGCTTGTTTGTCTGATCAAAGATTCAATCTCAACAGGGTTGATCGGTTCGAGATTAGTCATTTTCAACCTCGATCAATTCAGCCTCGACCGTCTCATCTGGAACGAGAGGTGTTTCCTCAATCTTTCGAAGTGCAGATCCAACATCTTTCATGTAGTCACGAAGACTGATCTGTTCACCGTTTGATTCAGTCATCAGATCAAGTTCACCAAGATCACGGCACTCTTGATAGACAGCAAGAACAGCATCAGCAGACAAAAGTTCATCAACGATCGCACGCCAGTCTTTCGATGGTTCTTTCGGCGTGCTTGCGATAGGTGTAGCAGTAGCCTCAGACGTGCCAGATTCGATCGTGGCTTGAGACATTTCATCAGACGTGTAAAGACCTGACAGATCTTGAGGGAACGCCTTACGCAGAGCCAGAGCCTCAGCACACTTTCCCAACATCAACGCGCCCATCTTCGACCACATCGAAGTAACGTTGCCGTTGTAATCAGTCTGAGCATAAGCATCCCAGTTTGCTACAGCACGAATTGGCTGATCGAAACCCTTACGATACACAGAGGCACGTGCGGCAAGTGGGTGATCATCCTTGCTAACAGGGATAAACACATCAACCCATTCACGTTCCGAAGTGAACCACTCGATGTCACCCTGACCGGCATATTCACCAGACTGTTCAGCGATCACACGAAAACCGTCGATGCTTACCTGAGTAGTCCACTGAATTGATCCCTTTGACTTGCGAGGGATGCAGTAGATCTGTCGTGACAGTGGGTCAAGACCAGTTCTCCGGCATTGATACAGAAACGCCTCAACAACAGATCGAGGTGCGTGTTCTCGTTGATTGCTCTGCTTGTCTACAAAGACCAGACCAGATGCCTCAACGATTGCCTTTTCAGACTCATTCCATGAGTTGATGTCACCGTTAGTTGGTAGCGTGGTGACGGCTTTTGAGAGTGTGTTTTCCATTGTCTTTCCCTTTCGTTACTTTTTGAGAGCGTTCACAGTGAGTGTGCGCTTTTCTTGTGTTTCTTTGGTTGTGTATTCAGCCAACTTTGTTTCATATTGTGAAACAATAACGGATTCCTTTTCGCGGAACGAGTCCATGTCAACAACATCGATCTCTTTCACACTGGTGTTCCAACTGATCTTTGCCGTTGGTGTTTGATCACTAAAGTCTTCACGATCATTCACGATCTCTTGAATACGTTTCCACACGAGTTCCTTGCTAGCCTTTGCCTCAGCCTCAGCCACACGCAACTCCAACAGACGATCAGCCAACACAGACAGTTCATCATCAACAGGAAGTTCTGTCTCAGTGATCTCATTCACAAACTCAAGAAAAGAATCAGCGATCTCGATCAACTGTTCAATTCGTTGATCATCACGTTCAATCCAAAAGTGTTGAGGTTCAAACGGTGTTGGCATCGGGTTCCACACGTTGTCGTGCTGTTCGAAAACAAACAATGTGCGCCCAGCGTTCATCACGTGCATCTGCCATTGAATCTGGTCATAATAATTCGTCTTATCAAACTCAGCCGTGCCGGGAGTCAGATCTTTCATTGAAGTCTTGATCTCAGCAATAGTGCGATCAGTCTCAAACGTGGCACTGATCCCATCAGGCGTGGCAATGTGACGTTCATTCATGCCATTAGCAAACGCGTTCGTGTTCGACACGATGTCAAACTTTCGTTCAATCCATTCAGCAATAACAGGTTCACGAGCAATGCCCCACTCAATGAACTTATTACCTGACAGATCAACAAACTCACCAGAGATCTTTTGATCACGGAGAGTCTTACGATCAGAGACACGACCGTTAGCCAACTTAGCGACCTCAGTCGCCGTGACACCCTTACGCCTAGCCTCTAACCAAGCCGCACGATCTTCACTCGATGCGAGCATTACAGGTTCAATCATGATGTTGCCTTTCTGTTGTGCCAGAAAACGCTTTTCATTGCGTCAATCTGGGCTTGTGGGAGATCTCTTTCAATCGGATGATCTAGTGATCTCAGCCCCATGCTTGCCAGCACAAAAGCATCAATCAGGTTGTCATTCGTAAAGTTGAGTCTATGTCTTTTGACAGTAGCCTCGACCACTGACATTTTGTCTGCGTTTCCCTTTCCAGTCGCATATAAAGCACGAACACGAGGGGCAATCTCAGCGATCTCACAGTGTTGAACGAGTTGAGTCATGATCATCCAATAAAGACCAGATCGTTCATGAGTGAAACCGCCAATCGATGCGAAAGACGGAGCCTCAACAACGGCAAGATCAATCACTGGGGGCAGTACCCCAAGAATTGAATCAGTCAACATCATCAAACGTTCAGCACGATCAGTGACGGGATAAAACGCCTTAGACTTACGCCCATTAGTCACAGAATCGACTGTGACACGTTTTCCCGGCTTTGATGAGTGAAGACTTTCATTGATCGTGAACGGGTCTGTGTCAATCACCACAACGCCAGCATTAGTCAAAGACAGATCAAGACCAACCACGATCATCGAACAAGCCTCAAACGTTCAGTCGCCTCACCATACTCAGACGTGATCTGATCCCAAACACGATCAAACAATTGACGATCATCTTCGATGTAGGCATATACACGGCGAAGTTCACCAGCGATCAACGCCAAACGCTTGAGAGGTGGCTTGCCGTACTGTTTCGTGAACTCATCACGAAGACGATCACTGAAACGCCCCACCCAGACGGCAAGAGAATATCCCTCAAAGCCAACGCCCTGAACATACTCAGTCACATCAAGAGGTTTCAAAGACGAACGATCAAGAATCGCAGAGGCACGTTCAGCAACTTCCCACGCAGGGAGCAGATCACTAGCCTCACGAAGTTCAGAGAGCAGTTCTTTAGCAGTGTTGTTATTCATTAGATTCTTCCTTGAGTTCGACAGCAATGATCTGTTCAATGTTGATGCCGGTTGTGAGTACGTCACAGATGGCTGATCCAATAGTCCAAGAATTGATCAAAGTCTTTTCGATCTTGCCTTTGTTCCAAAGACTTTGATCGATGTAAGTGATGAGATAGCCGTTCATGAGATGTTCCTTTCTAGAACTGAAGTGACCAAACAAGAATGATGAACAGTTGAAGTGCGAACACAGAGGCGACAACAACGCCAGCCCAAAACACGGCGCGAACAACTGAACGAGTGAGGTAATAAGCGCGTGATCGCATCAGATCTTCACCTCACACAGACCGAAAGACTCAGGCATTTTGAGCATGAGTTCATAGTCTGATCGTGAACAAGTCGCTAGGTAATCTTCAAACGCCTCACGAGCCTCGTAGTTCTGTTGAGAGTGTGTCTTTATCATTTTCGTTTCTTTCGTTTCGGGAGTTTGAGTTAGGTAACTCATACGTCAATAGTAACACACAATTAGAACAAAGTTAGCAACACACAAAAAAATAATGCCCCAGCCATAGAACGCTTTTACACGATATGACTGAGGCAACACAGTAACAAAGTTACCGTTGTTTATATCCGCACCCCTGCGGTATTTCTATCCTACTGGCAAGAATCGCACTGTAGCAGATCCATCGGATCAATCGGACAGGCATAACCGCCAACGTTATCAGTTTCCATTGAGAGTGTTTTCCTTTCGTGAGACAGCAATTGCTGATGATCAGTGAGACACGAGATCACTTAGAGGCTTGAAGTTCAAGCGAGTGAAGTCGTTCTCTGAGCATAACGTGTTGCTCACGAAGATCGTTAGTTGCGCTAGAGATTCGACCAACATCTTTTTTGATCCCACTCGAATCGTTGTGAATCATGTCAATACGTTTGCCGTGTTCAAGTTGAATCTGTTCAAGATTCTCCACACCCTTACTGACTAACTGAACGAGATGCACGATCTCATCGTGCCGTTCATCTTGTTCAACTCTCAGATTCGTTGTATGGCTATTCTGTACCTGATCACGAGCCGCCTTAGAGTCACGAGCCGCAGACTTAGCATGAGCAGACGAACGTGCCACAAGAGCAGTCAAAATACTCAACAACGCCGTCAAGATCACACCGCCTGTGGCAATGATCTGAACCCACATGTCTTCCGTAATGGTCACTCTCAGAAACTCCTATTCAAACAAAGACGGTCACACTCAAAGTGTGACCGTCTCCAACGTGTCTCAGGTAAGCCTACCGAATTACACGCCTAAACAGGTGTCGTGTCAATCAACTTATTCACATTGACTGTTTCAACCGGAGTAACAGTGTTGGTCGCGTTAGCGATCGCAATGCCAGCAAACACTGGGGCAGTATTCGTGACAACAGCACCAAGAGCAACAAGCCACAAAGGCACAGTGCCAAACGCAATTGACGCGAACACGATCGCATTACCAACAAGAATCGAACACGCCGCGAAAACGGCATAAGCGATCTTCCGACCTTTCACAGTTGGAATGATTGCCCCAATGTGAGGCATGTCGATGTTAGCCATAGATTCTCCGATTCACTTCGTCTTGAACAACTTGATAAAGATCACCCAGAGCGTTCACACGATCCTGACCATTGCCGTAGTCACCACGCATCACAGCATCAGCAAGAGCGCCAATGTCAGCAGACGGCGCGGCTGGTGCAGGGGCAGAACCGCCACCAAGACGGCGATTGACCTCAGCCTGAACCTCGTCATAAAGATCACCCAAAGCCTGACGGCGTGCGTCACCATTGCCGTAGTCGCCACGGATGACGGCATCAGCGAGATCAGAGATGCTACCGCTGGGAGCAGGGGCAGGAGCAGGAACATTGCCCCCGTGAACCATAGCGTTTGCGTTCTCAGTGATCGCAGGAAGACGATCAAAGAGATACTGACCGGGGCAAGCAGTCGCATAAACCTCACGGTGACCAATAACGTTACCGTCACCAACGCCACCCCAACCATAACGGTTAGCAACATCAGCGATCAGTTCAGTCAGTTTCGCAATTGCCTGATCAGATACGGGCCATTCTCCACCGACGGCAGAGTTTTGAGTCTCGACAGTGATCGCGTTGTTATCTGCGGCAGGTGAACCCGAAGTCCAAGCACGGTATTCTTCCGGCACTTGTGACACAAGAGTTCCGTCACTGTAAACAATATAGTTTGCACTAACGTCATTTCCCGGCGTAGTCAAACGAGTATCGCCACCACGAACGCCAGCCCAGTGATGAACGATCACTCGCTGAATAGGCGTTCCAAAACGGCTTGAATACTTGTCATGATGAGGCGCAGTGCTATTGGTAAGCGGTGAATAAGTCATTCTGTCTCCTAGTTCGAGATCGATCAGCTTAGATCAACCCAGTTAGCCCCATTGTAGCGCCTCGCAATTGAAAGATCAGTCCACCCGGTACCCGTGTATCTGCGAGCCAACTGAGTCGTGACAAACGAAGACCCATCAAAACGTTTACCACCAGAGGGCAAAAACACCACACCCGAATAAGTAGTTCCACCAGTGCCATCTGAGTTAGTCGCCCAAGCACGGAATTGATAATTCTGACCCGGCAACAAACCACTGAACGTGAAACTCGTTCCTGTGCTTGTCTGTTCACCCTGCCACGCGCCACCATTCTGACTCCACTGAACATGGTAAGTAGCAGTTCCAGCAGGTGATGAAACACCGCCAACAGAGACACTGATCGTCTTGTTTGAGTTCACAGTTGGAGTTACAAAACCCGGCGATCCCGGTCTGCGATCATAATCAATCGCGCCTTGAGTTGGTCCACCAGCAGACAGATAGTCAGGCATGTAGGGTCCAGTACCATCAAAATATGCCTCACAAGTAACATCACCACGGTAACCGTTAGCATCATGGTTGTAAGTTCGAGAGATCGTGACAGAGGCACTGTTTGGTGAATACAGTGTGCGAATCCACACATCTGAATACCAAGCATCTCCAATACGGATACCCCAATAAGTCGTGTACCCGTCAAACGACCAGTTGTTCGAATAGAGAGTCATCGTCACCGTTACGGTTGACTGATTCGCCCCTGCGTTAGTTGATTGACTAGAGGAAACGCCAATAGTCTGTCCAGCCATTAGTCACCTCTTACCAGAACCAGAGATCACCAGTTGACGGTGAAGACGGAGCAGTTGACTGAACAGTGATTCGCTTTCCACTGATCTTTCCAGCATCAAGGTTGCCCTGATCAGTGATGTCATTCGCCACGTGAGTGTGAACAGCGTTCGCCTTAGACGCAGCCAACGTTGAAAGAGTCGTGTCAAGACCAACAACATCAGACTGTGGGTGAGTGTGAGCAGACGGCGTGAAAGTCGTAGGCTTGCCACTGATCGAGTTCCAAGTCAGTTCAGGAACAGAAACCCAAGATGTGCCGTTCCAGATCTCAAGAACACGAGATGCAGTGTTGATGCCAATAACAATGTCACCATTCACTACAGGAATACGTGAACGCTGAGCAGTCGAGGCATAAGTGAAAACACGAGACGATTGACGATCAAGCCAATTCTCAATGTTCGCAGAAACAAGAGACACAGCACCGGCAGGAACAGTGACCACAGCGATCGGATATTCCCACAACGATGCCGTCTGAGTCAAAGTAGGCAACGTACCGCCACCAACATCAGCAGTTCCAGACTTGACTACGGCAGTGACAGAGTTAGCCGACAGATCAAGACGGAGCAAAACATAATCTTTACGTGGGTAAGAACCAGACGCGGTCGGAACAACCAAAGACTTTGCAGAGATCGTGTTCTCATAAAAGAAACCCTGAACGATCGCAGAACCAATAGCGACATCAAGATTCATTCCGCCACTAGCAGAGACAGTCAACCCAGAGGCAACACCATTGTCTGCCAGACGCGCAAAAAGACGCGAATACTGTTCTTCCGTAGTGTCAGCGTTCTCGAACGGAAAACTTGATTCTGCCATGTGATCTCCTAACCTTGCCCTATTCTAGCCCAGTAATGCTTCAACTTCAGACTCATCGAGTCCGGCAATTTCTTTCAACTTTGCTAAAGCGGATTCACGAGCGTTTTGTTTAGCCTTTTCAGCAACGTCACGATCGATTTTGTCTTTCATAGATTGTTCGCTTATTGTTATCTCATCGTCTGTCAAAGGGATTAGATACACAGGAACAACAGAATCATCTGGCGTTATATCTTCGCCGGGAATACTTTGAACCATTCCGTCAATAACAGTGTCAATTTTCTTTTCAGCCATCATGTCTCCTACCGATACCCGTAAACCTGAATTGTTCCAGTCGCGGCTGCTGCCCCATGTGTCAGTTGAAAACCGTCACGAGAAACACTGTCATGAACACCTGAAACTAGAATTGTGTTGAATCCTTGAGCAGCATATCCGCCAGCACCATGGGCATTGATCATAGTTTGTGTTGATGTGTATGGGTCAAATACAGTCACTACAGATTTTGCAGCACCAGAGTATTGATTTACATCAGCTTCAGTAATATAAATACCAGAAGTTGAGTTTCCGGTACTCATTTGATAACTAGATCCATTCGTACTTGATCGATGAGCAGCGTAAGCATATCCAGCACTGTTGGCTACTCCACCTGAAACAAGTTTGAAGAAAATTGACGGCGTAGAGGTGCAAGCGGTGTAATTGACCGTCACTAAATAATTTCTGTAAAGAGATGAGAAAACACCATTTAGTTTGATGTCATACGCTGAGGCAACTGTCACAACACCGGCAGACGATACAGTCGCAGTGCCAGCGGCAACAGTCACACTTGTTGGAATTATCGGAACAAGACCTGACTTGTTTATTGTTGCATCAGCCGTCTCAAGAGCAGTCGTTCGAACAGCCAACTGTGAATCGCCAGCAGTCACACCAATAGTCGCCTTGATGATGTAGTTGACAACCTGATAAGGCTGAAGGTTGTTGTGAGCCTGACCGCCACCGACGCTATTCGTGTTGAACGGATTGCTAACGGTGGCTGAAGTGGTGTAGTTCAGCGTAGCGTGCGAAGTACCATTACCGATATAGTCTCTGTAAATACCGGGGCTACCGCCAGTGTTGTGACTGTGAGAAGGCATCTCGTTGACCGACAGAGTGTGAGTCTCAGCGCCACCAGTAGCGCCCAATGTCCCGAACGTTCCACCGTTACGACCTACAGGAACACGACCGCGAAGGTCTGGCAGGTTGAACGTGGTCGTGCCGTCACCCGCACCATACTGTGTACCGATAACTGCGAACAGTGACGGGTAAACAGAACGTGAAACAGCAGAACCATCACACAACAACCAGTTCGCAGGAATCGTGTTCGACGACCATTGAATAATCGCACCGGCAGGAAGACCACCAACAGGCACAGGATTCGCACGCCACGCACCCTCAGAACCAACAGTCGAGTCAAAGACGAAACGTTGATCAGTTGTCAGTTGTCCGTTAGTCCACGGTTTCGCCGGTAAAGTCATAGCAGTCATGATCGTCTCCTAAAGTTCCGCATTGAAAGCAATTCGGGCACCAGTATTATTCGCACAGATCTGACTTCCCTGACCAGTAGTCAAACCACTTCCAACATTGAAGTTCAAACCAAAGTTTCTAGGGCTAGGTTGATCCATAGAGATAGCGGTGCAGTTGATAATTCCACCGGCTTGTTCAACTCCCCAGTGTGAGGCTGATGAGATCTCAAGAGTTGGTGTCATTCTCATTGGCACAATGGCACTTTTAGCGCATCTTGCTTGAACAGATGAATAGTTGAAAGAGTTGCCGAAACGTTCGTTCAGAGTATTGCTACCCCAAGATTGGTAATAGCGTTGACATGCGGCTAGTTCACCGGCTAAAGAATTGGCGTTACGACGGAACGCTGTCGCGGTTGTTCCCTCTTCTAACTGAACACCAGCAATGTAAGACGTAGTGTTTCCATCATTATTGATCAACACCTGTAACCCGTTGCTAATGTTCGATGGCATAACGGCAGTTACCGAGTAACGAGTCCAAGATGAAGACGGCGATGACGAAACAACAACAGTCGAACCTATCTGTGTAACTGTCGCAAAATTATCTGTAGCACTGGGATAGTAGAAACGAACATCACAGTTGCCCGTTCCGGCAGTTCTCTTGTAATAGAAACTGAACGTCACTGTTTTTCCAACAAGTTGTGTTGCGTTACTTGCCTCAATACGTTGAAAAATAGAGTTTGCACTTGTGGCAACAATTTTCAAAGAGTATTGCGATATCCCGGCAGGAACATCAGTGTCACGAGTGATCGCAGTTGAGTTTGATCCTGAGATCCAACGATCCGCGTTCGAGTAGATTCCTGAGTTTACTGTTGCCCCTGTACCGCGTTGCCAGATGTCAAACGCGCCATTGATCACATAGTTAGGCGAGTAGTAACGTTGCTCAATCTGAGGCGACAAAGGAACGTTTGGCTGAACCCACGAATAATTCGTGCCATCGTAGTATCGAACAAACAGAGTGCCGTCAGCAGAATAAAACCAGCCGTCACCCTGAGACGGGTCAGCAGGTGTCGTTTCTTGAACAGTCACACCACCAGATGCAGCCGCGTTCACAAAGTTTGTGCCGTCATACTTGAGAACCTGTTTAGCGACAGGTGAACTGATCACAACATCAGACAGATCGTTCAAAGTTGATGCCGGAGTTGAGTTGATGAACTTGCCATCTTGATACGTCAACGCCTGACCATTGATCGGGTTAGTCAACAGAACATCGTGAAGTTCACCAAGTTCAAACCCGTTCTGAACTTTCACCCAGATCTCACCCTGAGAGGCGTGAGAACGCGTCACAATACCAATGAATACCATGTGAGCAGGGGCAACAGGGCGATTCGCCACACCAAAGATCAAAGCGCCATTGACACCCAACCAGATCGGATCACCAGCAGTAGCAGAACTCGTGTTCAAGCCAGCCAAAAGACCCTCAGTGATCACAAAACCTTGACCATTGATAGCAAGATTCTGAGCGATCACACCCATCGTCTTCGAAGACGCAACCTCAGAGGCATTACTGGCAAGACCAACAACCATGTTCGTGCCGTTAGCCGAAGTCACATAAACAGCCTGACCCTTAGTCAAAACAACACCGGCAGAAACAGTGTGCTTTACCTGTGAAGTCCAATCAGCATAATTCTCAGCCCACTCAACATCAAAGTCAGTAGTCGAAGACTTCGTGAGAATCTGCCCAGCAGTGCCACCCACAGGCACGCCAGCACCACGAGGAATGGTGAAGTCAAGAACTAGATCAGTGGGCGTGCCAGAGTTCGTTACAGAGGCAACAGAGGCAACGTCACCCGTTGTAGTCGTGCCGATTGTAGTCGTAGTTCCACGAGGAATTTTGAAGTCAAACACGGCGTTCTTAGAATCGCCAGAGTTAGTTACCTCAGCCGCGACACCCGGCAAAACAGTCGTGGTCGTTCCGGCAGTAATCGTTGCCGCATCACCCTGTTCAAGAACAAGATTCAAAGTCTGTACCGGGGCAGTGCCAGTGATCGTGGCACTTGAAGTCGAACCAGTCTCAACAGTTCCGATACTGATCGAGTTAGCAGGACCAACAGCACCCTGTGTGAAGTACGGGAGATGAGTCCAGTCGTGAGTACCGTCACCAAGTTTCACCTTGAGAGTGTCAGTTTCAACCCCAAGTTCACCCTCAGCAAGAATCGGGTTGATCGAAGTCCATTCAGACGCTAAGCCACGGCGATGCTGGATCTGAATCATTCAATACCACCACAATCAATCGCTGTAACTCCGCCGAAGTTTGAGTCAGGAAACCCGTTGTCCAAGTTACCATAAGTGACGGGAACATTAGCCTCGGCACGTTCAAGGTTAGCCGTTCGTGTCTCGATCTTGTCAACACGTTTCACCAACGCCGCATCAGAATCAAACTCAGTAACGTCACCAATAGCCGCACCGATCGCAGCCACATCACTGTTGATGATCATTGTCATTGCCGTGACAGTAGTTTTAGCCTCTGCATCATCAATGATCACAGCGATCGTGTCACCAACTTCCCAGTCAGTGCCGTAGATCATCGTCTGATCATCAGACGGAACGATCTTGATCGCAGTAGTAGCCAACTGACCAGCGATCAGTTTCTCATCACCAGACTGTTCAAGTTCAACGATCTCAGCCGCGTTACGTTGATCAATGAACTGTTCAATGACACGCCCCCAGTCATCTTCCGACTGAGATGACGCGGTTGAAGTACGTTCAATGATCAGACGATCAACACCCTCACCCTGCCCGGCAACGATCGCACGAGTAATAGAGGGAGCAGAAACCTCAGATGATTCACTGGTGATCGTGCCGTTCTTGATGTCAAGACGAACAAGATCAGAACGATCGTTGAGAGACAACACCTCAAAAACAAGATCTTGATCACGTTGAATAACTTGAAAACCTAGATTGGCACCCAAAGCGATCTCGTAAAGCAACTCCATGAGATTCTGAAAACGAGGTGCTTTCGTGAGAGTCAAACCACGATTCTGATTCAACGTCTCAACACGCATGAACTGGCGAAAACCCGTCACACGCTCTGTGGGGGCAGTTCCGAGACAGATGTTGGCAGATACGTAATGACGGAGCAAAGTCTCTGCATCGCCCGTCTGAACGTCATTCGACAGCACTTGAGCGCCGGGATCACCGATCTCAGGTGACGGAAACGCCAAAGCATCAAGCAACATGATGTCATCAGTGACACCCTTGAACGTAAAAGTGCCGTCTGGATTCTGTAGATTCGTGTCACGGCGTGGCTTAGTAGTCACACCAGAGAAACGAGTCTGACCACGTAACGAAACGATAATGCCTGAACCAGTAGTCAACAAGTGACTGATCATCGGGTGATCTTTGGGCAGAGTCAATTCCCACTCACCAACACCAAGATGCCTGATCGTGGCTTTCAAACTCAGATGTTTAGTTGTGATCGTTCCTTGTCGTTCAAGGTTGCGATCACGAACTTCGACTGTAACTTCGTCTCTCAGCATTAGAACATGACCCAACGCTTAGTTCGCCAATAGGCAGTGATCTGAGTCAAAGACGTGGCATCCTCAGCAATAACTTGAGCGATACTGTCACCCTGTGGCAACGCCCAGAAACGAGGAACAGAGTTCAGACCGCCATATTGATTCACGCCGTTCTCATCAACAACAGTTCCAAGTTCAGAATTGACCTCAATGAAACCCTCAGTCTTTGCGCCTGTCCAAGTCAACGTTTCACCAGACTGAGAGATCAGACTGAAACCGTTGAACGGTGCGCCAATAATCCATCGAGGATAAGCAGGAACGTCACCCTGATTCTGGAATGTAACAGTACCGAAACCGGCGTTTGTTGACACTTTCAACATCGTCAAACGTGGATCAGGTGTCTTGATCAGACCACGACCAAAACCTGAAAGAGTCACAACACGAGAATCTTCATCATCGTGAATCCAGAACGGGTTACCAGCCTGAACTGTGAGAACAGTCTTCACAAAAGTCTTGCCGTCTGTATCCTCAGACCACAGCCAGTCACCGCCACCAGTGCGATAAACATCAGTGAACCACTTGTCACCATCAAGTTCAAACGCTAAACGAACAGAACCAGACGATAAAGAAAAGATGTTTCCAAGATTCGACATTCGTTGACGAATCTGTTCACGATTCGAACCAGTGATCGTGACAGGCAGATCAATGACACGAGATAGAAAACGACCGCCACGGAAAGTAGCGCCGTCACCGGCACCCTCAAACCATTGAGTCGAAACGTTAGGCAAACCGGTGCCACGAACAGCCAGTCCGATCTTCACACCGTGTTGACCGCTAGTGACTTGACCGCCGTTCGATGTCAGAGTGACAATTCTCATGCGTAACTCCTAACTCGTGGCGAGTTCAACGCCGCGAACAACTGTTCCTCAGCAGACAGAGACGCGTTCTCAGCCGCAACATAAGTGACGTTCGTCACACTGTTAGACATGCGAGATGCGGCACTGTTCGCGTTAGCAGACACGTTCAGAGACGTGTCAGACATCAGATCACTCATTCTGTTATCAAGAGCAGGTTGCATCTTTTCAATACCCTTGAGATAACCCTGAATCGTGTTCTTACCGTAGTCAGCAAACACTTTCGAGGGTGAGGCAATACCTAGAGCCGCCTTGAACGGGGCAACAATCCAGTCAGGCAGAATATCGAGGAAGAACTTGCCAATGTTAGAGGCAAGAGAGTTGATTCCCTCAAACAGACCATTGATCAGATCACGACCAACGTTGTAAAGCCACGAACCTACACCACTAAAGAAACCCATGATCTTGTCAGGGATCGAACTAAAGAACGCCACTTGACCATTCCACCAGTCAGTGATTCCCTTAGTGATGTTGTTCCACACATCACCCAAGAACTTGCCGATCGCGTTGAATCCATCAGTAAAGAACTTTCCGATGTTCTTGATCGTGTCTTGAAAGAACTTGACGATGCCATCCCAGTTGTTGACGATCCACTGAATAACAAGACCCAGCGGTCCGATAAAGAACGAGAGCAACAGCCCCCAATAGTCTTTGACGAAGTTCACAACGTTCGTCACAGCATCAGTGAACCACTGAACGATACCGTTCCAGATGTCCTCAAGTGCTTTACCGATGCCAGCCCACAGATCATTCCACCACTGAGCAAGAGCGTTCAGTCCATCAGTTAGCCAACCGACAAAACCGCCCCACACATCACTGAGCCATTTTGTGACAGTCTCCCAGTTCATTGCCAAAGCAACGATGACACCGATCAAAGCAATAATGCCGATGATGATCCACGTCATAGGGTTAGCCGCAAGAGCCGCGTTCCACGCCCACTGAACAGCAGTGATCACGATCAACGCGCCCACCATAGCACCCAAAGCAGCGGCAACAGTTGTGATCAGTTGAGGATTGTCTTTCAAGAACTGACCAAAGTTTTCAAGACCCGGCAAAACAACGTCATCAACGAAACCCATAAGTTTCTCCATGATCGGGATCAACGCCTCACCGATCGCGGCTTTCGTAGTCTCAAACTCAGCAGACAGGTTTCTCTGCTTGTTGGCGTAACTGTCAGACGTGTTAGCCAGATCGCCCTGAGTCTTAGCAGTCTGCTCCATCAGAGAGCCGTAACGTGCCTGAACCTTTTGAGCCTCAGTCATCGTTCCAGTGCCATCCCAGATGCCCTTGCTGAGAGCGTATGCCTCAACAGCAGCCGCAGAGAGATCAATACCGAACTTGCGGAGAGGTTCAGTTTCACCTGCAAGACCAGACTGGAACAGAGCCATCGACTCAGTAGCATCCATGTTGAACACAGACGCAAAGTCAGCACCACGAGTAGTCAGATCATCAATGACCTTGCCAACATTGCCACCCTCGCCAGCGATCGTGCCAGCAAAACCACTGAATCGTGTAGCGATCGCATTGAAGTCAGTCGTGGTCATGTTCAACTTATCCACAGACTGTTTACCAAGTTCAGCGATCGCACCGGCAGAATCACCAAACGCCACCTTGATCGCATTGGCAGACTCGCCAGCGTCAGATGCCGCATTGATCGAAGACTTACCAAACTCGATCAGAGAACCAACAGAGAACGCCACACCGACCGCGCCAGCGATTCTTCCAAGACTGGGCAACATTGCGCCCTGCATCGCCCCACCAGCCGCAGTGCCAGCAGAACCGACCTTGCCGGGAACAGCATTGATCGCACTGTTGAACTGTCCATCGTCAAGACGAAGTGACGCAACGAGTGTGCCGAGATCTAGAGCCATCCGGGTTTCCTCTACTGTTTAGGCTTTTCATGTGCCTGTGGATTCAGTACCCGCTGAACTCTGCACTCAGTTGATAATAGCCCAACAACGCGCAGAGTGATCCATCGCCACGTTCTACGGCGTAAGATTCCCGGTTCACCAAGATCAATGCCATAGACCTCTTGAAAGTCGAGTTCGACCAGATTCCAGTGACGTAACAGGTTGCCGTATGTCATTGCCTGTCGTTCGTCTTCCTCAAAACGGCTAAGACCAGTTAGTTCACTGACTTCGTTTTCTGTCTCCGAGTCTCCCGATTCGGAGTTTGCGCTTTTGGGTTGAACATCCCAGCCTGAGCAGCCTTGTGAGCCGCATCAGGTGACACGCTAAAGTATGTGAACGCGAACATTGTGAGACGTTTCATGTGTTCCCATTTCACGCCATCAGCAAGCATCTCATCGACCAGATCTGTACCAAGAACCTGAGCAGTGAACTCAAGTTCCTCACGATCATCAATTCGAAGACGTTTCAGATCAGTCTCAGCAACCTCAATGCCCTTGCTGATCTTCATCGAGAGATCAGCCAACGCAGACAGACGAAGACCAGTCTCAGCATCAGGTGAGGCGACATGATAGATCTTGCCCTCAGGGGCAGGGTACTTAGCAGACGGAATTGGTGGAGTATCGAAACCATCGTCTTCCATGAAGTCGAGGAAGTCATTGAGAGTGTTAGACATTGTTTCTCTTTCTGAAACCAAAAGGGGGAACAGATCGTGTGATCTGCTCCCCCCAGTGTACCGGGTTAGCCGTTATTACACAGCAACATCGGGGTGTTCGATGTCGAGACGTGCGCCGTTACCAGTCAGTGTGACAGTAACAAAGTCAAGGGCTTCCATGTTACCGCCGTCTGGCGACCAAGTAACAGATGCCTGACCCTCGTAAGCCTCAACACGAGGTCCGTTGGTTTCCATCTCGTACCAACGAACGTGAACAACGTTCTCAAGACCAGTCGCCGCACCTGCAAGACGCAGTTTTTCCTGACCGGGGTCATAGGCGGTTGGAGTAGTCTTGATGGTCGCACGCTTGACCTTGAGTTCGATCGACCACTGGTTTGCAGTGTTGATCTGTGACTTCCAGCCGTTGCTGTCGAAGTCACTGTCATCCTGTAGTGAACCTTCGATCGCAGCCTTGAACTCAGTGATGCCAAAGACACCAGTCCATGCTGGGGTTGAAGTTGCCGAAGTGTCTACGTCAAGGTACCACTTGCGGTTGGTTGTAGTTGCGCCGAGAGCGACGCGTGGAGTAACAGTCATGATGTCTGTTCCTTTCAGATGCGGTTTTGGTTGGGTCTGTTTACCGTGAGGTAATAGTTCACTGATCGTGCCAGACGATCATTGGAGTCTTGCCCGATAGACGCACCCGACGACCACGCAGCCATGACTAGCTTGATGTTTCCAAGATTACCACCCTGACGGGCTGTCCACACGTTAGCAATGGCATCTTCAATCGAGTCGAGTGTTGCGATCGACTTCGAACAGAACATGAATTGACAAGCAATTACTGTCTCACCATCAGGCAGGTTATCACTGACAGTGTAAAGAGTCACAGCGATTGCGTTGTCTGGTGTCTCAGGTAACACTGTCGAATAAACACCTATCTCGTTCGATAGGTACTTGCCCGAAGACTTGAAAGTGATCAGTCCGTCTGACTCGTTCGCCGTAGTGTCAGCGACCGCGTGACGCAGATCTGTTAGGAAACTCATAGATTCATTCCGTTCTTGATCGTGTTAGCGATGATTCTAGAGGCTGTGGCGCGTTCACTGTTCACGGCGTTCTCCAAGAACTTAGCGTTCCTGCCCGAATCGTGTTTCATCGTCATATCTTCATGCTGTCGAACAGCATAGTCAGTGTTGTAACTGATCGCGGTCTGAGTCGTTGACTCATCTTGAGAAACACCACCAGACGCGGCAAGATCTCCCTCTTCGAAAGGCACTTGCTCATTCGACACACCAAGAATGTGTTCAGCAGCGATAAACAACCCCTCAAGCGCGTTGTCATCTTTCATGATCATTGACTTGACCAGATTCGCTTTCAAAACGCCCTGAGACGCTGTGGTGAAGATCTGTGTCATTCGAGACTCACCACCACATGACCGGGAAGACCAAAGACATCCATCACTTCGATCTTGATCACAGTCGATTCATAGTCACCGACAGAGATTCTGGTGTGTTCAGTGAATAGTGATGCCTGATCAGGTGTCGCATAGATCGTAGTCTCAGACACAACCTCATTACCGCTAGAGTTACGAACCAGACGGCTAACTTTCTCAACCATACAGTTCGAAACAGTCACAGGGGGCAGATATGTAGCCCCATCAAAACCTGTACCGTCAAAAGTTTCGACTGTGATCGTGTGAGACAACCAGTCAGAGAACAGAGATTCAAACTCCTGCATTGTTCACAACCCCGTAAGCAGTCTGTACCTTGTTAGAGATCAGTCCGACACGTTCAAGAATCGTGAACGCCTCAAAGACTAGAACCTCACCAGATTGAAGATCAGAACGTGCCTGAACGTCACCGGCACTCACAGAGAACTGGACACTGGCAGTTCCGAGATTCTTTTGTGTAACAACAGGGTCAGCCCCGGCACGACCGGCAACAGGGTCAATGTTGTTCACGAACCAAGCGTTTGCCTGAACACAGGTCGCCTCACGCATAGCAGTCAAAAGTTTTGCCTCAACAGGCAGATCATTCTCATCGACAGTGTAAAGAGCAGAACGTGTCGCATACGCCACGAGATTCGAGGCACGCTTGAGCAGACTCTCAGCGTTGTTAGGTGGAGTCTGACCCAGATAAGTTTCGAAGTCTTCCAGTGTTGCGTATTCCATGAGATTCCCTTGATGAAAGAGGAACGGCTAGCAGAGTTTTTATGTCTGCTAGCCGTTCTGTTAGTTTTCGAGCAGTTTGATCAATTCGGCTTTCTTCAAGCCTTTGATCTCAGATTCATCGTGTCCAGCCTCAAGAGCAAGTTCACGAAGATCAGCCACAGTCACAGCAGTTGATTCAGGCTGAGCCTTGATCTCAGGGGCGGTCTGTTCGACCGCCCCGTTGATCTCAACAACAGTGTCGTGGTGTCGCCGTAGCGATCCGATTCCCACTGTTCTAGCCCTTAGAGAGAGCTGAGAACAACAACACCGCGGTCGTCAATACGCTTGACAGCGTAGTGAACGTTCGTGGTGATGATGTTGGTGCGCTTGAGAATGTCACGATCTGCCTCAACGATCGGGCGACGCTTGAACTTGAGAGCAAGCGCACCACGACGGATGATCAGAGCGTTGTATTCTGCTGGGTCACCAGATGCGGTTGCACGGTCAGAGACGAATACAGGAACGCCACCAACAGCACCAACCTGACCACGCAGGATGGTCGCGTTAGCACCGAACTTGTCAGCAGACACGAAGTTCGAGTCTTTCATCAAGTCGATGTGCTGCTTTGAGTGA